CATTACCTCTAGCCAATACATCGCTTATGGTAGCAGAGATATCTGGTACTCCACCCTCTAAAAATGAAACGCCGAATGTTTTAGATAGCTTTATTCCATTAATAATTTCGTCTGATTGCGCGCCACCTAATGCTTTACGAGACTTAAGTTGGGATAATCTAGATTGTTTATCGGATGTAAATGCTCTTAGTTTTTGTCCCGAGTCTTGCCATCTTTTTTCTAGACTAAGCAAGCCAGATAGTTCGGATTGTTCTTCTGGAGTTAATGGCTTAACAGTACCAGATCTGTACGAACCAGTCCCCTTTTGTGCAAATCTTTGTACCAGTCCGCCAAGAGCAAATCTAGAGACCCTGTTTGCTCTTGGACCCTTAGACCTAATAGCATCCATAGCGGGCTGCTTATCTCCGCCTTGAGTAAATACCATATTTTGAACTGGGATGCCAAAAAGTTGACTTAAATATTCTGGAACGCCTCGTGTTCTACGAGACTTACTAATAATGCTTAAGGTTTTGGGATCTAGTTTTTTAGACTTTATAGACTCTAATAATTCTTTACCAAAAGCTGTTAGTGGTGAAGATTGTATATCCTCTAGTCTTTGTTGATCGTTTCTAAAATAGCGAGACAATACTTGGTTTTTAGCGTCTCCTGATTTTGCGCTGGAATAAGCTTTATCTCCAAGTGTTCTTTTTAGTGTTCTGTCAACATCAACAGCTCCTCCTCCAGCATTAATGAGGGCTTGAATAGCATCCGATGGTTTTGGTAATATGCTTCCAGAAGCTTGTAGAATATCATCAACTAGTGGAGCTTTGGCCAATCCTCCCGTAGCAAATCTTTTTATGAACCCACCCGAATTTTTTAGCATACTTCTCATTGAGGTGGTGATTTTTTTTCTATCCGGCTGTCCTTCTACTTTGTAAGCGCTTACTTGCTCAAAACCTTTGATTAAAGTTTGTGCTTTAATAGCATCTTGATCTAAAACCTGTTCTATTGATTTCTTAAGCGAACCTGGCAGTATTGCGTCAACGTCAGGATCTGTATCGAAAAACTTATTTTTAGTAATCTTTTTTGATAATACAGATCTAATTTCTTCGTGATTATCTCCTAGTATAGCTGCTTCGGGAGATTTGGAGCGTCCAGTGAATCTATAAATTCTATTAGATTGTTTCAGTGTTTTAAAAACATCCTTTTTTTTAATGTAATTTGATACTATATCTGAGTATGCTCCATAATTATCTTTTTTGTGAATAGCCCAATTTCTATTCCAGGTTTTAGGTAAATCTAATCCCATATTTGTATATAGTCTTGATATTTGTCCAATATTATTTGATTTAGCCCACTGTTGTAATTTTTTTGGAATAACTGGAGAGCTTAGTGATATATGGGTGAATTCTGTGGGTCCGGATTCAGGTAAATTAGTTGGTTTTTGAGCACTCTTCTTTTTAGCTGTGCCTCCTCCAGCATATCTATTCATTTTATGAAGATTATTCACTCCAATAGCTGAAACTGCTTTTTTTCTAATTACAAACTCTCCGGGGGTTAGCATTGCTGATACAGTATCTCTATTACCGGATCCCGGTACTAAACCACCACTAGCAAATCTTCTTCCACCGCCTAATCTTTGACCTAATCCTCTCGCTCCGCCAGCAGCACCAAATGCTCCAGCAAAACCAGTACCAAACTCTATTAAGGCAGATAATCCTCTGATTGTTGCAAGAGCTGTTAATGCTGGTAGTACGATCTTAGCAGCATCTGCGAGTTTGATAAGTGCGCTTGCTAGTTGTAATGATAGACTTACGAAACTTCTAAAACTATCACTTTCACCAATACTACGAACGAGCGCCGTGAACTCTTCTCTCACTTTAGCTATTTGATTAGCAATAGAAAGTTGTGCTGTGGCAGCATCTTTACTTAATGATGCTTGTCCTGTTTGAGCGGTTTTTAAAGCTTGTTGAGCAACGGCGAACTGTTGGATAAGAGGAATAACCTTACCAATCTGGCGGAATCCACCAAGTTCTTCAACGATCTGACTAAACTGCAAATCTCTTGGATCTAATCTACTTAAACCCTCACTTAGTCTCTTTACTGCTTCATATGGACCAACGAACTTACCCTCTAGATCAGTTAATGTTACTCCGAATCTTTCTAGAGCCTGAATAGTTTCTGCTCTTTGAATACGTGTGAAAATAGTTCTTAAACCAGTGGCAATAGTTTCAGCACTTTCACGAGTTGTGGCACGAACACTGGTGAAGATAGCCAAGAATTCATTTAATGCGTCTGTACCTTCACTAACGCCTTTACTAGCTGTGGCAAACACACCACCGGTACGCTGAATAGCAACAATTAAGTCACTAGCTTCAACAGCAAACTGAGCAGCCACAGCATTAACACTACCTAAAGCAGACTCTAGGTCTCCTGCGCCGATACCGAACTGTCTCATCAACGCGATACTACCTTCGACAGTTTGATTCATATCGTCGAACGATGGTGCTAAACTACTTTTTGCTAGAGCTTCAAGAGCTCTTCTAGTGTCTGCTGCGCTAAGACCGGCCTGAGCAAGAGTAACAGCTACCGTTGTTAATTCTGATGAGCTAACACCAAGAGATGTTGCAAGCTTTGTAATTTGATCAGACAGTCCTTGAAGTCCTTTAGCGGACTCACCTGTTACCTGTTGTAATCTAACAAACTCTTTATCGAAAGCAATAAAATCCGAGATGCCTTGACGCAAGGCTCCAGTAAAAGCATATATGCTGCTAGTCACAACCGTAAAAGCAGCAAATCTTCGTACAGCTAAAGCAGACTGTCTACCGAACTCTTGCATTTGTGTGGCTGCTCTACCAGCATTATTTCCAACATTATTAATGTTTTGACCAGCATTATTCAAGCCCTGCTGTGTGTTGCGTCCAATAACATTATTAAAAGACTGTCCCAAATTACGCAAAGCATCGCTTACAGCATTAGCGTTTGTGCTGGTAATTGATAAAGTGCCATTAAGCGCCCTTAATGCAGTATTCATAGTTGTAATATTACGAATACTAGCTGGATTAATTCGAGGATTAATATTAACATCAACACTACCAAGCTGGCGACGAATATCAGCGACCACAGTTCTGATATTAGACGGTCCTCTTAAATTAATTTCTGCGGTAAGATTAAACGCTCTTGCCATAGTGATTAATTACTTTCTAAAAAAATATCCCCAGAGCAGTTTGAGCCGCTTGGGGATATATTAGTATATAATATGGAATAACAATCAATTGTCTGATGAAGTGCTAGATGGTATTTCCTTAGTAGTGTTATCATTCCTATTCTCAGCATCCAGTATGATTGGTTGACCATTTTCATCTAAAAACGGCTGGAAATCTAATAAATAATCACCCTGATTATCTACAGGATTACCATCTTTATCAATAAACTCTCCCTTATCATTAACATATCTGCCATTTTCATCTACTAATCGACCATCATCATCTACCAAATGACCATCTTTATTAATTAGTCTTAATTTATCATCAACGAACTTATACTGCTTCAAAAACTTGTTTTCTGGTAATTTTGATTCATAGTCGTTTTCTAGACCATAAAGCATACCAGCCAAGTTTTGAGCAGCCAATATTGCTACTGGGTCGGATGACCTATTTAAGTAATCTTCGTAATTCTTAAAATACTGCTCTTTAGTATCAGTATACACCGTGCAAGCAGAAACTAAGTAGTTAAATCTAGCATTATCTGCTTGTCCTTCAGCAGTATGGGTATCTAAATTAGTCTTAACTGCTATTAAATCGCGCAAATCATCTCTGCTCTTTTTCATATTTAATGCGACTTTTTTAGCCTCTAAAATAGAAATACCGCCCTTGGCCAATTTACGTTCACCTTCTAGAATATCGGTTTGTAGTTTGGTGAACTGGGCTTGCTTATTGGCATCCCATAAGCCCTGTTCCATAAGTACATCATCTAGTTTGGCTCTAACTACAGCTTTAGCTTTTAATGCTTCACTAAAGCTTTGATTATAAACTTTTGTAGCTTCTCTTTGATCTTGTAGAGATGGTGCTCTAACAAATAGTGAAACTTCCTTATCATTAATAGTTGCAGAAAATGATCTGGTTAACATATTTAGTCCTCTTTCTTGTTGTTAAAACGGTAGTTATATTTGAGAGAATTTCCGGCTGCTATATCAAGATCAGATATGGCTTTGCGCAGTTGATTGTTGCCATTATTGAGTATCTGATTTCTTACAAAATCCCAACGATCCAAAAAATCTAATTCATTATCTGTTAGATCTTCGTCATTTTTATTTTGACCCCATAAATAACCAAATGTTTTTTCAAATTCAAATAAGGCGCCGATCATAGTTGTTTGAAATCTTTTAGTTAATATAGCTTTTTGAGTTGAGTCCATGTTTTATTTCCTATTTTTAAATATTTCATTACTTTGCTGTACAATCGTTCTTTGTACATCTGGTAACTTGGTATTATCAATCATATCCGAATTAGACTGAATAACAGTATTTCTTTCCCTTATAATATGTCTTGATGTATTATCATTCAAGTTATAAATATTCTGGGCCTCTTCTTGTGAATTAGCCATTATAAATACTTCTCCAGCTTTATCTAATTTTTTACCCTCTAATATTTTTTCTGTGCGATTTTTATTTTTATTCTTTTCGCTTTCTCTGCGTTGATGAATCATCCAACCATCAAAAAGATCATCATCTTCTATTACATTATCAGGAGGACATTCAGGATGCTCATAAGCGCTATCATACATTTTTGTTAATACAACTAAAGTCTTTTGTTCATCTGTCCAATTAATTGTAGCTTTATCAAATAGATGATCTTTATTAGCTGACCAATAATTTCTCCACTGATCACTTCTTGCTATTATTCTATATGTTTTAATATCTATAGAATCATTACCTATAAAATCAGATAATCTTGTCAATAGATCATAGTCTACATCATTTTGGGATTTAAAAACTAAATTATTATTTTCATCATATAAACTATGAATTAATAAATATTGATTTTTTATAATTTGGCTATATCCATATGCTGTACATTGATCTAAACTATGTCTAATAGCAAACTGTCTATTATAAGCACCGTTTATGTTTGATAAAGTTTTACGTAAACTTTTAAGCTTAGCAGGATTAAGAAAACTCTTGTATAGGTCTACTTTTGTGTCTTCTATTTGTTTTTCAAGATTTTTAAGATTATCATCTCCATTATATGTCCATAGGCCCATAGCGACCAATGTATCAACAATAGAATCGTCAGTAATCCAGTCGTTGAATCTGTTATACTCACACTCTTGTTGAGCATAAAGATCTGCCTCATATTTAATAGTAATATCTGGATAAATTAATTTATATTTTTTACCACTATATATAAAGAGGTAAAATCCAGATAGTATGCGTGATAGATATATTCCGACTGTTCTTTGATCCATAATCCTATACAATCATTCCGTTGTCTTCTAATACGAACCAGCCTAGAAACTAGGCTGGGGTATATGTGCTACCAGCAAGTTGACTGTAGAAGTTGCCACCGCTGTGTGCAACCACGAAGTCATTAAATGTCTGATAACTATATGTTACACTAACGTTACCACCACCAGTATCACCACCTGTATAGTTAACACTGGTAAGTTTGCTCTTGGTGCCAAGATAAATTCTTGTACCTTCGCAAGTCTCAAGGAATATGGTTTGATCAAGAAGATTATGGCGACCACTGCATTGTGGAGTATTAACATCTGCTACTGTTGTACCAGTAAGACCAGCGTAATATCCACTTTCTGTCGCGTTGATCATATCTCCTGTCACAGCAACAACTTCAAACTCTGATGTTACTTCGACTGGGAATGTTACATAACGATGATAAGGAGCAAATGTACCTAGTTCTTGGATAGCTTCACGACCAAAATCACAACTAACTGTGATATTTTGGAAGTGTACAGCAAATCCGCTACCACCACCAAGCGCATCATTTGTTCCGCTGGCACTAATGCCTGGGATTTGTGTTGGGAAGCGGCAATTTGCCATGTTAAGGAACTGTCTGCGAGCAACGCCTTGAGCAGCGATAGGAGCGTCTGTATTATTAAATGCTCCTGTGAGAGTGCCGCCCCATACCTTATTATTACCAACTAATGTTACATCTTCTGTAAAATTACCATCTACTGGAAATGTATAGCTTACACTGCTGACATACATGCCTGAGCATGTTAGTGCTGAGATAGATGTGCCGCTGGAACTAACGTTGGTATCATTGAAAACTGCGAGTTGCATATCACAACGAGCGTTTTGGCGACCTGGAATTGTGGGATTAACAGCGGTTAAACCAGTAGCAATACTAGATCCTTTTTCTGTGGCAATAACGTAAACAATTGGATAGCCGTCTAGAACCTTATTAAGAGTAACCTCAACATCAGGAACATTCTCAACGTTCTGATAAATGGCCAATTGTCCCATCTCGAACACTTGTTCTAGATTAAAATTTGTTGTGATGCCAACAGTTTGAAGGCCGTGAACTGGTAACTTATCTGTGTTAAGTGTTCCAGCGGCTTGACCTAGCACAACCTGTTGAATTGCATAATAAATACGATTATTGGCCATAATTAATCTCCACTGTAATTTTAGATTTAGGTTAAATATGCCTATGGTGGTATATTGATCTTATTTAAGATACACTAAAAAGATAAAATCAACTTGAAATTATCTCGACTGTAGCTCGCGCCATCCCTTGATGAAAACTAGGATGAGGACTATCAATTTCGAATAAATTAATATTCTTAATAAAGCATTTTCTCCAAGGATAAGTTTGTACAATATCTGGATACATTAATGGACTATTTTTAATATCGCCATTATAGTCTAATGGAAAAACGTCGTTTTGTGCAACTATGTTTGTATCATATAACTGAATGGTTAAGTCTTGTTGTAATCTTATGATATCTAAAAGCTTATTACGGTCATTTTTAGTTTCAGCATATACATAAAAAGCAATATCTTGTTCCAGCCACAATAGAGAATTACCTAATTCATATGGTCGTGATCGTGATCGTGGTACCGATTCTATAACTATAGCGGGTAGTTGTATTCTATGATTAGCTCCTATGGACCACTCTCCATCTTCGGATCTTTGTATATCAACATTAGAAGTTTTAAATGACTGATATTGTAATATATTAAACCATGGACTTTCTGATGCTCTGTGTGTTTGTACAAATCTATAACTGTGTTCAACATCAACTGTTGAAGATAATGAAATAGGTGAATTAAATATTATTCTACCTAATGGATAGTTAACACTGAAATTACCAGATTTATTAACTGTTGTAGTCCCATTAATTAGTGCAGAAGATACGACGGTGGGTGATGTTTCTCCGTAGGTCGCTGAGGATTCCCAAACCCAATCTTTTCTTATTCCTTGCCACACTCGACCATCTGCATATGCAGGATCATTCACGGGTATTAATCTATAAGGATAGTTGATGCCGTAGAGTGTGGAATTGGATATTTTAGCATCAAACCAAGCTCCAATATTTAAAAAAGACCAATCAAAATACATCTTAAAATTAGCTTCTACTATATTAAGTAGAAGATCCTCTGATATGTTGTTGATTCCCTTAAAACAGGTATTATAGTCACAATTACTCATAGTTTAAATGTCCTGTTAAGCAGGTTCTCTATACCATCAGATACACTATCTATGGCCCTTGTGATCCAATTATCAGAAGCCGTACCACTATACACAGACGGTACTTTCCATGAATTATTGCTTGGTTTCATAAGAGCATTGCCTGTTCTAGAATATTGATTAGCGCCTAAAATAACTTCATATTTATCAACTATAGTTTTATTTCCTTCTAATAATAGCCACTCTAACCATGGCAAAGTATATCCACGAGCACTATCTATAACTAAAGCATAATCAGTATATAACACATCTGCATAGTCTATTCTAATAGTACTAGCACTAAACATAGCCTTAATTTTGCCGTTTGCCACAATGGGCTTCATTTGTGAATAATTAATATTATTGGCCCATATATCTATTAAACCGGCTAATTTAGGACCAGGATCAGGTATACCAAATTCGTACCGTAAATCACCACTTAATAAAGACTGATATTCTGGAGCATTAACTATACCTTGTCTAATAATAGAAGGTAATTGACTTTTGAGATTCTGTATCGCACTATTCATGTAGTTTGTAACATCAACCAACAGAGCTTGAAGTATTTTATCAGCTATGTCTGCATTATTTTCTATTAGTTTTAAAGATAGTCTCATTAGTGATGCTAACTATGACTAGGAGTTGGTGTTGGTGTTGCACTAAGAGATGGTGTTATCGATACTGTTCTTGTTGGGGTGGGTGTTCTTGTGAGGGTGGGTGTAACACTAGTTGATGGTGTTGGTGGAGGACTATATAAACCAGTTTTTTTCCACATAGTAATTAAATATTTGTTATCACCCAAACCTACTGGATTGGGTTCTCCGTATAGTTGAAACACAGGATTAGCATTACTAGTGTGATAAATAACTGTCATATCTTTACATCGTCGTATCTGCGCTAAATAATCTTTACTACATATGGTTTGTATATATCCGTCTGGATTATCTAGCTGTGGTGGTGGATTAATCCATTTTTTATAATCCCATATTATAGCCAAATAACCGTTATCTGTTTGGGTTCTGCCAGTAGATCCAGAGCCATTACAATATGGACATATTTTACCAAGAGCAAAAGATATTGGACCACCCGTTTTATATTTACCAGAAGATTTTTTTAAATTAACATCATATATACAATTGGGACATAGCTCAACATTGGTAACACCATAATTAAACACACATTCTGTAGTTAGTCCAGTAGAAGCCAATAATAAATCAATCTGATTATTATAAATACTTTGTAAATTAGCAAAATTTGGATAAGCCATAATTTATCTCATGAATAAAAATCATTATTGCCAACATTTCTGAATGGACCAACATTAAGATATCTTGGATCAAATTTATTATTAACAAACGGAGATAACACAGCAGCCCATGCTGTAGCGTTTTTAACATCCCAATGACTAGTAAGATCATCATATAGGGCGCAGGCTCCGTGGTCGATAATGGCCTGCCATCCAGATAAGGATCCTCCAAAACTCAGGCTTGCTGGACCAAGTGCTGTTCGAATACCTTCTAGGGCTGCTTTGGTTCTAAATGTGCCTTGATCAAAAATACAAGAGGCTTTAAGACCAATGAGACTTAAAAATATATCATCTCCATTGGTAGTTGGATCAGGAGTAATATTAGGATTAATAATGTCTATTGCATAAGCGTAGTCTAAATTAACATCAAATTGAACGTATTTAGCTGCGACAACTATTACTTGTAATATTCTTTCGTCGCTATATTCATATGGTGTGTCTAGATCATTAATTAAAACTCTAACAACAGTAGTAAGATGTTCTTGCCAACCCATATTTGAACCTTTTAGTTAGAGAAAACATGCTAGATATATATAAATACACCATAAGACCGTGGTCTAAGTTTATAAAAAAAGGCCAGCCTTGCGGCTGACCTTTCTTTTATTGGCGTTAAAGTCTGAGGATCAAAGAGCGCCAAGTAGTACTCTGCGGTTGTCGAGAACAGCAAAGCCTTGCTCGGCCCAGCCATAAAAACCAGCTCTCTTTTGACGATGAAGAGTATCGTCTTCGAAGATTTGAACTTCTTGACGAACTGGCATTATGAAACTGTCTCTCTTGCGTAGATCAAGACCAACAACAAGCTCGACCTTCTGGAAGGTTTCGTCGCCTGGGAGAGTGCCACCAAGTACGTTGCTATAGAATAGCTGGTATTGTTGACCTTCGCCAAGCTCGTCACGATCATGGAGATTAATACCGAAGACGCGGTTAAGAGTACCGTCAGCAGCGGTATAGATTTCACGACGAGTTACTTCGTCGATTTGGTCTAGACCCCAGTTGCGGATGTCTTCCATAGCTTCTGGACTCACATAAAGATCTGTAAGCATACCGCGGTTGTTACTAGCGGAGTTGCCGCCACCGTTTCTGCGCATTACAGTCTTCATGAGACTTACCAATCTCTTACTGAATAGGCCGTCATTGGCATCAGTATCATAGACTACGATGTTGCGATCAACACCAGCAGCAAGAAGTGTATGCCAGCCGTCATCGTTCATTTTCTTAACAAATTGAGCTTCGAGAACTTCCATAGCACGACCAACAACATCCCAGCGGGCGTCGCGAGCATACTTTAGAAGATAATCGATACTAGCGCCAATGTCATAGGTTGGAACCATGACATAATCGCCCTCAACATGCTTCTGTGGAATATAACCATGATTTGGGATGGTATAAGCCACGAAGTCTTTCTCGGTGCCTGGAGCAAGGAAGTCTAATGGGAACTCTGGAGTGGCACTTTGGGCCAATGCGATTGGCTCGAAAATGTCATCTAGAATGTTGCCACTAAGGACACCTTGACGAAGTGGAAGTTCAAGAGCCTTAGCAAACTCATGATTTGCGGCTAATGCCTCCTCTTTGTGTAACGAACCAGACTTAACGAGAAGATCTGTTAGTTCTGGTGTGGGTTCAAATTTTCTATTGGCCATGTTTTTCTCCCTTATCAAGTTATATTAATGTCTACTTTGACGTAACCATCAGCATCTTTAACGCTCAAGAAACGACCTACTTTAACACTATTTGTGCTAACATTGGTTAGTTTACCGTTT